TTAAATAATAAGAACGCAGAAAAATGGACGGTTGAAGAAACTGAATCCGTTTTCGATAAGGCTATTCTATTGTCAATGGATGATGAATATGATTTTATTGGAGAGATTGCCAGAGATTTGCAAATTAGCCGTCACACATTTACGTATTTATCAGGTAAATATCCAGAATTGCAGCAAAAATACGATCTGATATTAAGCAACTTAGAAGCTAATTGTTTTAAACACACAAAAAAAGAAACTATAAACGTTGCAACAGGTATAGTAAATCTGAAATCTAACTATAAATGGACTGACCGTCAACAAGTTGACACCAATATAAGTGTCAACGAGGACACGCAAAAAGCCGTCCGCACCTTCATGCAAATGATAACCGATGAACCTGAATAGTTTATTAACCAAACGGCAGCGCACCGCACTAAAGAAGCTGTACAGCAATGATACAGCTTTTTTATTATATGGCGGAGGTGCTGGCGGAGGTAAGACCTGGCTCGGTTGCTTCTGGCTTTATTCTGTTTGTGTTGCTTATCCTAAATCACGTTGGTTTATTGGCCGTGATTCATTGAAGGATACCCGTGAATCTGTTTTAATTACATGGTCAAAGGTTTCAGAGCGGTATAACTTTACCGGATGGAAGTACGGCGAAAATGAAATACAATTCGATAACGGTTCAGTAATTTCATTTCTGGACTTATCATTTTATCCGGTTAAAGATCCGTTTTTTGAACGATTAGGATCGAAAGAATATACAGGAGGTTGGATTGAGGAGGCCGGAGAAGTCAAATATGATGCGTTCGATGTGTTGAAGTCCCGTATCGGCAGACACATGAACGACAAGCACAAGTTATCCGGAAAGATGCTGATAACGGCAAACCCGAAAAAAGGATGGCTATACAATGAATTCTATAAGCCGAAGCAAACCGGAACGCTGCCAGATGGGTACGAATTCATACAGGCTTTGCATACTGACAACGACAAGCTACCAGGGGCCGCCGTTGATTCACTGCACAGGATTACGGATGTGGTGAAGCGGCAACGGTTGTTAATGGGAGACTGGGATTATGATGATGACGATAACAGTTTGATACCATATAATAAAATTATGGATTGCTTTACAAATTCATTTGTTGAAGAGGGGGAACGGTATATCAGTTCAGACGTTGCAATCACTAACGACCTATTTGTTAACATTGTTTGGTCAGGTTTGCGAATTATTGAGATAGTGGCAATCAGAAACATATCAAAGCAGATAGGCTCAATTGTAGATGAACAGGTTGTTACACATACAGACTTCACGCCTCTATTGCAGGAATACGACCGCATGGCCAGAGTTTATAAAATACCTCGTAGCAATATAGTTTATGATGCTGACGGGATAGGCCACAAACTCCGCACACTGTTGGCCGGTGCAGTTGGATTGAATAACGGTTCGCCGGCGATTCACTCAGGGGAATACTTCAATCTGAAATCTGAACTTTACTACCTATTCGCCGAAATGGTAAACAGTAATGAGATTTACATTCAGGCTTCGCTTACTACGGATATGCGTGACAGGCTTATTAGTGAAATGCAGGCCATTAAGCGCACCAGTTCAGAAGGGGAGAAACTGCGCATTATGCCGAAATCAGAAGTTAAGCAGATATTGGGGCACTCGCCAGATTTAACGGATGCGATAGTTTACAGGCTTTTATTCTGGTTGACAAGGAAGAAATAAATAAACCACAAACATATGAGATAACCACACCCCACCCCACAGCCGAACCAATCTAAAGAAGTCAGGTAAACGAATTTAACATTTCAGTAGGCGATTTAACCGCTATTCTCTCAGAGGGTGGCGGTTTTTTTATCAACAAATTACAAGAAACTATTAAACAGATTTATATTTGCAATAATTTAACTGCAAGTGATGGGGTTATTCAGCAAGAAAAGTAAGGTTACAAAGGAATTACAAACAGGGTACACATGGCCGATCAATAGCCAGTCACCTGTTAATTTGACCTACTACACCCCTGGATTCGGAAGGAAATACAATTCACTTGCATTGATTGAATTGTACAATAAAGTTGGTGCAGTTAACGCTATAATAAACTACATTGCAACACGTTGCGCAGAATTACCAGTACAGCATGTTAGGTATTTAAGCAACGGCAAAAAGAAAGTATTAGGAGAAACTGAACAGCTAAAGCGATTACAAAACCCGAATAAGAACCAAACACAAAACACATATTTAGAATCAGTTTACGCAAATATATTGATTCATGGAAATGCACCGGTTTGGCAGTTTAAAGTACCTGGATTTGAAGCACCACAACGAATTGAATTATTACCTACTCATAATGTTTATGTAATTCCTGAGAAGTCACAGGATTTATACGGAACACCAACAACCGGAACAGACCCTCGTTTCAATGACGTTAAAACCTACAAACTGTATATTAACGGCAAGTTCATTGACATCCCGATTGAAGAAATGATTTACATTAAGCGGCTCAATCCAAATCGTACCGGTGCAGATTGGTATTATGGAATGTCGCCACTGTATGCAGCCACTCGAAACATTGATATACTGTCAGGCATTTATGATACTATTAACACGGTAACGCAATACAAAGGAGCGTTAGGATTTATTAAGAAAATTAATCGTGCCGGCCAGCTTGATCCAATGATGGACCCGAAAGAGAAGGAGCTGGCAGAGGAAAAATTATTAAGTTACGGCACGAAATCCGGCCAGCGTTCTGTTTTTGTAACTCCTTATGATTTGCAGTGGGTAAGGATGGATTCACCAATAAGTGACTTCATGCCGGTTGAAATGGATGAAAAGCAATTCGGACACTTATGTAATCAGTTTATGATAAGCGATATATTGCTTAATTCAAAACTACAAAGCACATTCAATAATACAAAAGAGGCTGAAATAAAATCATATCAAAATGCTTTTATGCCGTTGGTTCAGAACGTTCTAAACTCACACGCAGTAGGTTTCGGAATGTCAGAACGTAATGAATGGTTTGAAGCTGATTATTCGGGAGTAGCATGTTTGCAGGAAGATGAAAAGTTAAAATTTGAAGCAGCAGAAGCGAAGCGGGCATATTATCAAAGCCTTTACGATTCCGGATTAATTACAAAGAATCAGATTTTAACAGGTTTGGATATGCCAGAAAACACCGATCCATCATTTAATGAATTGAAAGATGAAACAGAAACTGACACCGGAGGAAATCAGGAAACTGAAACTACAACGGGAGAAACAGATCAAACAGAAACAAACGATTAACAAATGATACAGATACCTGAATTCAACGACAACGAAACAAAATTTGCTTGGTTACGGGCAAATAAAACGTTTCTTATTTCAGCGAAGAAAAGCGCGGTTAAATATGCCGATGCTGTTTTTACGCAAGGAATTGAAGTATCTGAATCGGGGGTAATTATAAAAGCTGAGGCACGTCCTGAATTATTGCAGCTGGATTCGTTCCCTATAAAGGCGGTTATAAATACAACAAATATATTCGATTCACATCAGGACGTTCATATACTTGGTTTGTGGAAGAAAACACTGACAGAAAAGAAGCCGCTGTATTTGTTGCAAGAACATCAAATGAAGTTCGATCATATTATTAGTGATAGGGTAAAGGCATTTACAAAGCAACTAACATTTACCGAGCTTGGCTATAACTTTTCCGGAGTTACTGAGGCTTTGATATTTGATGCTCAGATCGAAAAAGACCGCAACGAATATATGGCAGGGCAATATGCCAAAGGATATGTTAATAACCACTCAGTCGGAATGCAGTATGTCAAAATCGAAATGGCTATTAATTCAGAATCAAAATACGATCAGGAAGAAAGGGCTGTTTGGGATAAGTATATAGATCAGATTGCAAATAAATCAGAAGCCGAAATAAACGGATATTTCTGGGCAGTAACTGAAGCAAAACTGATTGAAGGTTCAGCTGTTCCGATTGGTTCAAATTTCGTTACACCTACAATTCAAATAGGAAAACAAACAGCACTTGAAAACAGCCGCGAAAGCACTGAGGGAGAGCCGCACACATCAAAAATAGATTACTCTAAATTAATTAATCTTAAATTCTCAAAACAATGAAAAACAACAAATTAAAATTTATTAACCGCAATAAATATATTGCACTCGGTGTGCTGTCACTCATCGCGGTTATGCTGCTTATCATGGCTCCGGCTGTTGGATTGGCTGCACTTGCATTCGTGCCTATTGTCGGACTGACAGATCAGGAAAACGAACTTGTAAAAGCTATTCAGGAACAGTTCGATACTGAACTTGAAAAAGTAAAGAAGGGTTATATTTCAGCCGAAAAAGCCGAAGAAATCCTAAATGCTAAAATTGCAAAGATGCAGGAAGGTTCTGTAACATCAGAGCAACTACAAACAGCAATCAAAGAGTTTAACGACAAACTCATAAAACAATGGGAAGAAGTTACTAAACTTACTGCAAAAGAATCGAAGCCGGTTGTTAAGCGTTCATTCCGCGAAGCAGTAAAAGCTACTATCATGCAATCGGAAAACGTTGAGAAATACGTGGATGGGGCAGGCGATGAGCGTTACAGGATCAAAGGTTTATCAAGTCCTAAAGCTGAAATTGAATTCAAAGTAGCTGTTGATATGAACACAGCGAGTGCCGTTCGCCCTGGTGGTAGTCCTGGCATGTCTGTTGGTTCATTGACTGATTACGGCATGACTCCGCAGCAGTTGCCGCTAACAATGAACACTCACTTTATCGGGGCGTTTACTTCACAGTCGACAACTGAAAAGTATTTTGGTGTTATCATTGAAGGTACTGAAACAGATGGTGCAGATGTAAAAGCAGAAACAGACGTTGCCGGTGATAGTTCCTACTTATTCAGCACAAAGGAATTTAAAGTATTTGATTTCGCTGTTAAGTTCCGCGTTCATCAGAACACACTTGATGACTTGGACAACGTGATGAACCGCATTGAAACTGTTGGCGTTGATCGCCTACTTTCAAAAATTGACGCTTATGTTTTGGGTGCAGCCGGTGACAATGCCGCAACTCCTTGGGGATTGCATAACGCTGGTTATTTCACTGCTTATGACCTTGCACTCCGCGCCGGTGAGGTTGTTACTGCAAACATTGTGAACGTTATCAAAAACGGTGTACTGCAAGCAAGGAAACTCAATCGCATGGTTGATACCGTTATCCTGAACAGCTCCGATGCCGCCGAAATTGAAGATTTGAAAGACGCAAACAGTAATACTGTTGCTCTTGCTGGTATCAGATTGGATGCAACCGGAAAGCTGGCTTACATTTACGGGCTTCGCGTTCTTATCAACGACAACGAAGTGACCAACACCTTCACACTTTGCAACTATGCCGAATCGGTGCAGTTTGGTTTGCGTGAGGATATGGGGGTTCGCATGGGCTACGATCAAACTACTGACTTCAGCAAGAAGATCGTAACAATTCAAATCGAGGCACGCCTGGCAGTTGGTTTAGGTCATGCCGAAACTATCATTTACTGTTCAGATATTGCCGCCGCTGCAACTGCTTTAAGCGTGGTATAATATGAAACAGAACCTTAGAAAAGTGCTATTACTTGAAGAGGTTGGAGGTAAAGCCAAGGGGGTGCAGGTGACACTATCTGCACCCATAGCGGCCAAACTAATCAAGGATGGCAAGGCTGAACTGATAACAGGGGAGGCAAAACAAGAAGAAGTTAAACCAATAAAAAAGAAAAAGAAATGAAAAAACTCATAACATTATTCATGCTTATTGCACTGGCTTTTGCCGTGCAGGCGCAACAGGGTAAACAGTTGACGTTTACACCAGCCACAAACGATTCACTTGTCGGGGCAGTAACAAAATATTGCACCCTATCGACACCGATTACAGGACAATGGTCAGCTTCTATTTACATTTACTTGGATCAGTCTGTTGTAGGCACAGACAGCACCCGGGTAACGGTTGAAGGTTCACAGGATAACGTTACTTTCTATGCGATGAACATGGGAACACCGTACTTGGGAGGAACGGCAGCTATTCGAACAGGACAATACTATGTTGCATGTACCGCCGGAGATGCTTGGATAATGTGGAACCCTACCTGGTATATTGCACCGCCTTATCTAAGATTGAAGGTACAACACTATGTAGCAACTGCATCCGTAAAGATTACAAAGGCTAATATTTACCTGAAACGATAAACGAATTATGGCACTGATTGACAGTACATATTTTACCAATGATATAAACCTGAATGTCGGGGCATATAGCGATTTAACTCAGTACATTGATAAGTTTGAAAAGGAAGTCTTAATAGGATTACTTGGATATACTTTGTACAGCGAGATGATGGCCGCTTATGCCGCACTACCTGGAACACCTTTACCTGAGAAATGGGATCGACTAATAAACGGTTATACATACGATTATAACGGGGTAACGATCAGGTGGAACGGGTTAATCAATTCCGATAAGGTTTCATTCATTGCGTATTATGTGTACTGTCAATATTTGAAGGCTAAACAATTTACACCGGCACAGGCCGGAACAGTTCAGCCAAAAAACGAAAACAGCGTTGTAGTTGATGGGATTGCGAATCATACGGCGGCATGGAATAGGTTTATAGATGGATATTATGACTGTTGGCAATTCCTATTTCAATACGAAACTGATTACCTAGATTTCTTCCGTTACTCAGTTCGATATACACTTACTAATTCCTTCGGCATATGACCTTCCCTAACATAGTCACCTTAATAGGCAATGCAGTTGCAGCATGTCGGGAAATCGGCTCAGATGCACCGTACTACTATTATGGACACCCGTTAGAGATTGTTAACACGCTGATGGAAAAGGATTCAAACGCGATTTGGAAGCTAAAGAAATACCCTGCAATATTCCTATTTCACAACTTTGAAGAAAAGCGCGACAAATTCAGTTCCGAAACAGAACTACAGATTGTAATAGTTACCGAAACGCGACCAAATTGGAAGGCGGCAGAACGATATACAAATGTATTCGATCCTGTTTTGATACCACTTTATGAACGGTTCATTTATGAACTTGGCCGCACAACTTCCCTGCAATTCGATGGCGAACATTCAATGAAGATTTATCCATTCTGGGGCAGCGAAGTTGACAAGAACGTGGCCAATGACTATGCAGATGCAATCGAGTTGAAGGGGTTGAAGGTGAAAACGTTTGCTACTTGCGAATATGCAGCCGTAACTTACACCCCATTTAATTATACGTTTAACTTCCCAATTC